AAAAAAAAAGAGTCACTGCCTTGCAGTGCTCTTTTAGCGTCTCACGCTAGTCTTTGAGATTAATCCTGTCTCCAGGTTTCATCTTAAAGTCTTTGAGCAATGAGGTTTCGTACCATTCCGAAGGAAGGAAGATAACGTCATTAGCGTCACGTCTGGGTTCACAGACGATAAGAGTCCAATCAGGATTCTTAGGTGAGACTTTTATTTCTTTTATAGTTTCGACAGACACTTTAAAGGAATTAAAAGGTGAAAATGCAGGTAGGGCTTTCCCACTGCATAACAAAGCAGGGGTCTTTGATTAAGATGGTCCTCACACTTAAATCGTAGATCAATAAAATTTTTTATATAATTTTTTTTATAGAGAAGCTATTTAAATCTATTTGAATGTCTAACAAATTGTATTATATTTGTTAAAATCAAAAATCAGTCTTATGGCAAATAGGAGAATTGTCACGATACCTTGTAATAAAATTAATTTTTATAGATATTATGTAGAGCTACTGAATCCTATAGTTAAACTCAGAAAAAGGGAGTTAGATGTATGGGCTCAATTGCTTTTATATAATAATGAGTATCGTCAGTTAAAAGAAGAAATTAGATTTAAGATCGTTTTTGATTACGAGACTAAAGCTAAAATTGCAAAAGATTTAAAAATATCTATGGATGTTTTAAATAATAATTTAAGTGAGCTTAGAAAGAAAAAAATTGTAGTTGATAATAAGATACCTGTAGGTTACCAAGTTTATATGGAAGATAATCAATACAATCTAACTTTTAATTTTAAAGCTAAAGATGGAAAAGGAAAGGCTAATAATGCACAAAACGGATTGCCTAGAGGATCTTCTACAGACTCATCAGAAGTTATTGAAGGTAATGAGGTTATGGAGCCAAAACAATCCTAACTATGAATATGATTTTATTATCACTATTGGTAGAGAGAGGCATACTATAGAATTAAAAGGAAGTGATTATACAAAAAAAGATACAGGAGATTATTAAGGAAATGGCACTAGAGTATGGCGTGTCAGAAGAAGAGATGAGAAAAATAGTGTTTAGTCCATATGAAATGTTATGTGATACTGTAAAAGAAGCAACTAAGAATGATGAAGAAACCTTTAAGAATGTAAGGATTATTAACTTAGGATTATTTGCAGTAAAGAAAGGAAGGCTTAATTATTTTAAAAGTAAAGAGGAATGAAATTACTTAATATAAACGGAGATAATATTGAGATAACACCTGAAGGACTTCAAATAAAAGAATTTAAAGTTCTTTGGAGTAGGGATAAAAAGAAGAGTAAAGAAACAGCGCTTTCGGAATTGGCTTTTGTTTATTACTTCACAGATTGGCAGTCTCCCTATAGGCTTTACATTGATAAAAAAGAAAAAGAAGAAAAGATTTTATTAGATTTATTTGAAGGAAAGAAATGGGAAAAAGATGTTTTAGTTATAGAAGCTTGCAAAAAATACGAAGAGCTAACTACAACAGATTCAATATTATTGTTAAAAGATGCAAAAGGTGCAATTTCAAAACTAAGAAAATACTTCAGGGATGTAGACCTTTCGGAGAGAGACGAAAAATCAGGAAAGCCAATATACAGTGCAAAAGATCTTATTATGAATATAAAACAAGTTGGACAAGTAGTAAGAGGAATGAAAGAATTAGAAGACGAAATAGCAAAAGAGCAGATGTACGAATTAAAAATAAAAGGGGGAGGACAAGCGGGAGCTTTCGAAGACCCAGAATAGAAATGTCAAAATATTATTTAGTTTTAGAATATAAGGAAGGAATACCATGTTATTCAGAAACTGAAATAGTAGCAGCATCTTTAGCTGAAGTGTTATTTATAATTGCTATAAACAAATTAGAATTTATTGAAATTCATAAAGGAATATTAATTTGAAAGATTTAAAATTATATGATCAAGATAGAACTTTTGGAAGAATAGATACTTTCAGAGAATCTGCACTTCATTTTAAAGAGTTTAAAAAGTATACTAACCATACGCCTAATAGTCATCCTAATTCTCAGTACATGAAGTTTTGGATGGAAGAAGCGAGAAGATGTAAAGAAGGTTATCATACTGGATGGGATTATATTCCAGGATATTTTTATTGGTATTTAAATTATTCACCAATATTTATTGTAGAGTCAGAGTCAGATATCCTAGATGGAAATAGAGTTCGAGGTAAACGATTTAAAGACTTTCCTAAATTTTGGGATAGTGATTATTATTATTATCAGTATTTACAAGAGGCTGAAGATTCAGGAAAACATGCTTCTGTCCTTAAAACTAGAGGACGGGGATATTCTTTTAAGGGTGGGAGCATGTTGACCAGAAACTATTTTTTAATTCCTGGATCTAAATCTTATGCTATGGCGGGAGAAAAAGAATACTTGATTAATGATGGACTTCTAACTAAAGCTTGGGATATAATGGATTTTGTAGATACAAATACTCCATGGGCCAAAAGAAGACAATTTAAAAATACATTAATGCATAAAAAAGCATCTTATGAAAAAACTGCGCAGGGGGTTAAGATTGAGATGGGATATAAATCAGAAATTATTGGAGTATCACTTAAGGACAACCCAGACAAAGCCAGGGGGAAAAGGGGGAAGTTAATCTTGTGGGAAGAATCAGGTTCTTTCCCCCACTTATTGAAAGCTTGGCAAATTGCAAGGCCATCTATGGAACAAGGTAAAGTAACCTTTGGTATGATGATCGCTTTCGGAACAGGAGGAGAAGAAGACGCTTCTTTCGAAGCTTTGGAAGAATTATTTTATTATCCTAAAGCATATAATATATTAGATGCGCCTAATATTTGGGATAAGGGAAGAGAGGGAACTACTTGTGGATTTTTTATACCTGTAACGGCAAATTATGAAGGATGTTACGATAATAATGGAAATTCTGACCACGAAAGAGCAAAAGAATGGGAATTACAGGAAAGAAAAATAATAAAAGAACAGAGTAGTAATACTGCGGCTTATACGCAATATGTTGCAGAGAATCCTTTTAATCCGCAAGAGGCTGTAATGAGATCCACGGGAACTATATTCCCAACACAAGATTTAAGAAACCATTTAGGAGAATTAGAATCTAATAAAAGCAAATTAATAGACTCTGCTTGGGTAGGGAAGCTGGGCATAGACTCCGACACTGGAGTTATTGATTGGAAAATAGATGCAACAGTAAATGCAATTACTACCTTTCCATTAAGAGATAATAAACAAGTAGAAGGAGCAATTGTTATTTATGAAATGCCATATAGAGATGCAGATGGGCAAATCCCATACGGAATGTATATTGCAGGAACGGATCCATACGATCATGATGAGTCAGGAACCGATTCACTAGGCTCTACATTTATAATGAATGTACTTAATGAAAGAATTGTAGCAGAGTATACAGGAAGACCTAAAACAGCTGAACAATATTATGAAAATGTAAGAAGATTACTTAAATATTATAGGGCTGTTTGTAATTATGAGAATAACCTAAAAGGAATGTTTACTTATTTTAAAAATATGAACGACACCCATTTATTATCAGATACTCCAGAAGTATTGGTAGATAAGGAAGTTATGAGTGCTAGTATGACTAACAGAAAAAAAGGAACTCCAGGAACATTACAAATAAATAAATGGGGAAGAGAATTAATCAAGGGTTGGTTAATATCTCCAACACCGTCAGACCCTAATTTATTAAACTTACACAAGATAAGGTCAATTGCTTTAGTAAAAGAGTTGATGTATTGGAATAAAGATGGTAACTTTGATAGAGTTTCTGCGCTAGGTATGCTCATGATTCTAAAGCAAGAAAGAATTAAGATAATAGTTGACAAAGAAAAGAAAGTAAAAACATTATCGGAAGATAAATTTTGGGATCGCCCCTTTAAAAATAGCTATAAAGGACATATGTTAAACCGCAAAATGTTCTAAAAATTTAATATTATTGTATATGGCAACAAATAATCTAACCTTTTTTCCCGCACAAAAAAAATCTACTTCTCAAAAGAATAAAAAGTGGATGCAGGACTGTGTAGACGCAGCTGACGAGTTTACAAATATAAGGGACCACAGAATCAGGCAATCTCAGTATAATAAAAAAGTTAATTATGACTTATATAATGATATACTCGACCAGCGGGATATCGAAAGGATTACAAATCCATATAACATAAGAAATGCCAGCTTTCCTGCAAAAATGCAAAACTATCCTATAGTAAATCCTAAAATAGACTTATTAGTAGGTGAAGAATTTAAAAGGAGGTTTGATTGGCGAGTACGGTCAGTTAATAGTGATGCAATAAGTAAAAAATCTGCAGAAAAGAGAGATAAAATAATGCAGACTCTTATTAATAACTTGCAAAATGATCAGGTAAATGACGAAGCAGTACAGAAAGAATTAAAAGAATTAAATAAATATTTTAGTTACGAATATCAAGACCTAAAAGAAGAAAATGCTACAAGAATTTTAACTTATCTGTATAAAGAACAAGATTTACAGTTAAAATTTAATGCAGGCTTTATGGATGCGCTATTAGCAGCGGAAGAAATCTATTGTGCAGATATCGTATCAGGAGAACCTATATTACGTAGGTGTAATCCTTTAAATATTTTCAATATAAGGAGTGGAGATAGTCATCATATAGAAGATTCTGATTTAATTATCGAGTATTCTTATGATCCTATTGGAGAAGTAATAGATAATTACTATAATGAATTAACTCCAAAACAAATAACAGATATAGAAGAAGGATATGCCATTAATAGCACAGGAGGCATTATGAATAATGAAGGATTTAACCCTGTATTTGATGTAGCTGACTTTGTTAGAGAACAAAACGGACAAATATTAGAAGTAAATTCTAAAGGAGCTCGATTCTTTGGAGGAGCTTATGATCCTGAAGGAAATATTAAAGTAACCAGGGTTGTTTGGCGATCAAGACGTAAAGTAGGAGAATTAAAATATTATGACCAAGATGGAGACCCACAAACAAAGCTAGTTGATGAAAAGCACAAGGCTGATAAGTCTAAAGGAGAAGAAATAGAGTGGATATGGATTAATGAATGGTGGGAAGGTACTAAAATCGGAGATAGTATATATGTAAAAATGGGACCTAGGCCTATTCAGTTTAGAAACATGACAAATCTGTCCAAATGTGGACCAGGCTATGTAGGAACTTTCTATGCCACTAATGATTCTAAAGCAAAATCATTAATGGATAGGATGAAACCTTATCAATATCTGTACAATACATTTATGTATAGAACAGAATTAGCATTTGCTAAATCTAAAGGTAAAATTGCAGAATTAGATTTATCTAAAGTGCCAGATGATTGGGATTTAGATAAGTGGATGTATTATGCAGAAGTAATGGGATGGGCACCGATTGATAACTTCAAAGAAGGGAAAAAAGGAGCAGCCACAGGTAAAATTGCAGGTAATTTTAATACCACAGGAAGAGTTCTCGATTTAGAAATGGGAGGATATATCCAACAACACATTATGATGCTACAATATCTTGAAACTCAAGTAGGGGAAATAGCGGGCGTATCCAGACAAAGACAAGGTCAGGTAGAAAATAGAGAATTAGTTGGGAATGTAGAAAGAGCAGTAACACAATCTGCGCATATTACAGAAAGATGGTTTTCTATTCACGATAATGTAAAACTAAGAGCACTTACTATGCTTCTTGATACCGCAAAGCATGCTTGGAGAAAAGAGAAAAAAGTTTTACAATATATAACAGACGATTTAAGCACTGTAATGTTTGAAGTTGATGGTGAAGAATTTGCCTCAGATCAGTATGGATTATTTGTATCAAATACAAGAGGAGATCACGAATTATTATCATCACTTAAACAACTTGCTCACGCAGGGATACAAAACGATAAAATTTCTTTCAGCCAATTAATGGATATTTATACTTCAGATTCTATCTCAAGCATAAGAAGAAAAATTGAGTCTGCAGAACTTGAAAAAGAACAACAAAGACAAAAAGAACAACAACAAGCTCAAGAAATGCAGCAACAACAACAACAAGCGCAGCAACAAGCACAACAACAACAGATTGAAGCTGCGACTCAGGATAGAGAAGACAAACAGGCGCATGAAATAGAAAAAACAATTCTTGATAATGATACTAAAATAGAAGTTGCTTTGATTAATGCAGAAAGCAAAGCTATGGACCGTGATGCTAATAACAATGGTATTCGAGATGACATAGATATGCAGAAATTACAACAACAGGCTCAAAAACTAAATCAAGATTACGAATTGAAGCAAAGAGAGCAAGGTATAAAAGAAAAGCAACTAGGTATTCAAGAAAAGAAAGCGGCTGATGATACTGAAATTAAAAGAGAAACATTAAATAGAAAACCTATAGGTAAATAAAATGACTCCTTCTGAAAAACTCGAAATATTTCGTGATCTTAAAGCTAAAGGTTACAAAGGGTCTCGTACTTCTTTCTTAAGAAAACTACAAAAAGAAGGACCAGTAGAGCCTGTAGAAGAATATGCTCAAGGGGGGCTAATAAAAACAAAAGCACCCCAACGTATAGTAGGAAAAGCTTATCAAGACAGAAAACACCACACTGGATTCATGCCAGGAGATGTACCAAAGTTCAAAGATGGTGGTTTAATAGATCCTCCAAATAAAAAGAAAGATTTTTATAATCGTCCTGAGTTTGCTGAATATAATGCAGTAATAAAAAAAATACAAGAAGAAGCATATAACTTAGCACTACAAGAAGTAAATGATCCTTTTTATAATTATGATTTTGATGTTTTTAATAGAAATAAATATACACAACAAGATGAGTTAGAAAACTTATATTTAGAAAAAGTTAAAAAGTCTATACAAAATGATCCTCGAATTACTGAGATGTTTCAAAATGCATACACAACGGCTGTGCAAGATGTTATGCAGAATGCTAATTCATTATCAGAACAAAATGCTAAAAAATTAGTACAAAGTAAATCTAAAGATAATCTTCAAAAATGGGAAAACTATGTCGATGCTAGTAAAGTAAATGACCGTATACTTCCTCCTGATGTAGATTTTGGATTACAAGAAAAAGTTACAACAAATGCTTTAGACGCAAATCAATATAAAAATATAGAAGGAGCAGGAAGTCAAGATTTTAGTAACGTAGCTGAAAAAATTAATAAAGCTACATCTATAGGAACCGAGGATTATTGGAATTATTTAAACGAAAATTTGCCAGATAATGTAGTAAATAATTTACGACAAGATGCTGAAAATCAACAGCAAGAATTAGCCCAAAAATATATGGGTAATTATGTAGACAAAGCAGTTACTCAAAATCAAAAATTCATTCAAAATAGAGCAAAGCCAGACGATGCTACCTTAAGAAAAATGGGATGGGACGCTTTAGTAAATCCTTTTGATTATGCTGGAATTGGAGTAGATCCTAGTTTAAGAAATGCAAGTAATCAACAAATATTTGAGGCGGGACAAGCTGGCCAACGTGCCTTTAATCCTTGGAATTTAATACCATTTGCAGGAACATCTTCTACAAGTGTAATTCCAAAACTAGCATCCATAGCGCCTGAAATTGACATGTGGACCCATATACTTCCATCAGGAGTAAATGCTGGTGCGCACTTATTAACAGGATTATCAGATGACTCCGAATCTTTAAGAGGGGCAATGGGTATAGAAAAACCTACAGGAATGGATTACCTTAACCTTGGATTCACAGCATTAGGAGCAAAAGGAGTTTTTGGAAAAGGAAGTAGAGCACTGAAACAATATCAAAAAGTAAAAAGTGGAGAAGATTTAACATATGATTTAAGTAGTAAAATTTCTAAGCCTAGTCAATATGTAGATCCTAGCTGGCAGTCTAGATGGTCAGACAGAATTAAGGGGATTACTCCTAAAAAAGAATATGGAGTAGAAAAGGATATGTTTGAAAAGTGGGCAGAACAAAATCCTAATGCTACTACAGCAGATAAGACATTAAAATGGCAAGAATTAGTTTCAGAACCTACCTTCTTAGGAAATTTATTACCTGGACTTAAAAATAATGCTGCTAAATTTAATATAGGAGAGGGAAGCCTAACATTAGGACCTAGATCGGGAGTTTATGATGCCAATAAAGCAACTCAAGAAATAGTAAGCAAAGGAAAAAACTTTGACATAAGAAAACAAAACGAAGGAAATCCATTCTTTACGCCAGAAGCTATGGGCCAAATCACAGGAGGCAAAAGCAATTATAAACCTATTTTCGGAGATCAGAGTAAAGAAGTATTTGAACAAGCAGCCTCCCCAACACAACAATCTATAGGGTATAAAAACTACATGGCAAATCTTACTCAAGGTTCTCCTATTAAAATAGATCCTAAAGTTGCAGAACAAGTAAAAAATAAAGAAGTTAAAACCAAAGTCCCGCTTGAAGAAGAACCATTAGTTTATGATGGTTATATGCCTAAGCCATCTTGGAATACAGGTAACCAGGAAATTGATCAATTATTACAAAATCAAATTTATGAATTTCCAGGACTAAGTGAAGAAGTAGTTGTAAATGCTACAAGGGACTTAATGCAAAAATATCCACTTACGGAGTTTCAAGAAGCGCAAAAAGCTCTAGAAAATCAACACGGATCGGGAATAGCATATGAACATTTTATTAATTCGCAATTACAAATGCAACATCCAGAAGCATATTTTGCACATCCTTATAATAAATCTTTAATAAAAGGACGGACTATTGCTATGAAAAATTTTAAAAGGGAAGAACCTTATAGAAAAATGGCATTAGCAGATGAAAAGGCATTTAACCAACAACAAGGATTACTAAATACTGAATATACTCCACAACAATTAACAGCTGCGGGATTATATAATCATGGATTTAATAAGCCAATGAATAATGTTTTAGGATCTTTATACAGTCTAAATCAAGGTCCTGCCATATTTAACCCGATGGCCCAAAAATTAACAGGAGCAATTGGAAAAACAAGCTTAGTCGAACCTCTGTCTGTAGGCAGAAGATTTAATGATTATATGTTACAACCTGGAACAGTTTACACTCCAAAAGGACAAGGAAAAGGTTTTGATATAAATTCATCACCAATGTGGACTTCAGATTTAAAAGAAGGGATGAGATTTAGAGCAGATCAACCTTTTATGTCTACAAGTAAAGGAAAAGGATTAGAAGACATAACTCCACAAACAACAGCAATGGGAGATCAAGGAAAAAGTTTATTTGGAGAAACCACAATGCAAATAGGACTTAAGCCAGGGCAAAATATACTTCATTATAATAGTCCTCAACTTAGTCCTTATAATAGATATGTATTAGAAAATGAAATTTTATTAGGAAATCAAGGATTATATAATGTAAAAAGTGATTATGGAAAAGGAACAAAAGGTTTTGATTTAGACTTAACAATATCTCAACCTGTAAAAAAATCAAAAGCTACTACAAAAAATGAATTTAATTATGGAAATCTAAAAAGCTCATTAGTAGGGGCAGGCTCTACAGGAGCTTTTCTTTACGATTATTTAAATGATGGAGATGGAGAAGCTACCGCAGCAGGTTTATTCGGATTACTAGGAAGAGGAAAAAAAGGAAAACGTACAGCTAAGAAACCAAAAACTAATTATATTGACTCTTCTACTAAATATAATAGTAGTTTAAATAATATAGAAAATAATTTTACTAAGCCTTTATCTGATATAATAAAAGATAAACCATATTTATCTGGAGATAAAGAGTTTATCCAGAAAAGTATTGATTATAATTTAAACAAGAAAAAACTACTAGAAGAAACTAAAGATTGGGTAAAAGATAAAAGAATATATAGTGATATAAATGATAAAACTTATAGTGGACAGGGTTTAGGGATTAAACTAGTAGAACAGTACAATAAAAATAAAAGTTTAGATGATATATCTCTTAGTGAAATAAAAGAAGGAATTGAGGCGGAGATAGGAGAAGGGGAAAGGTTTATGAAAGGGGGGCGAGGAGAAATGTTAACCCAAGCACACGATCTAAAAACTAGGAGTGATTTTTTAAATCAAAAAATAGAAAATAAGGAAGATATACAGTCATACGGAAACTACTTTTTAAAAATGAAGCAAAAGTTAGGATTAGAGATAAATGAATTTAAACAAGATATAATAAATAAAAGTGTGAATCATGCAGAAAATATTTATATACATGATGAACTCAGAAAACTAGGATATCCTGTAGATTTATATAGAGGAAATATAAATTTAAACTATAAGGCTTTAGGAACACCAGGGCGGGAGTTAGAAAAATTAACAAATTCACATACTAAACAAAAAGCTTTTGTTCGGCCAGGGAAATGGACAACAGATGCAAACGCAGAAGAACCTGTATTTGATTATAAGGCAGGACAAAAATCTATCTTTAAACATATTATAGATAATAAAATAGAAGCTCCTAAATCTGAATATCAATATTTTAATATAGGAAGTATTCCACATAATTTAAATAAAATAAAAAAATATGGAGTAAAAGGTTTTAATTATGATGGAGATAAGACTAATATAAATAGAATAAATTCTAAAACAAATACTACCGCTACTGGATTTTTTGATTATAGTGGTGCTACTGAACTTTATGATAATTTTGAATTAAAGACTGCGGATGATATAAAACAACTTAAAGAATACGGATTTATACTATCTAAATCTGATTGGATAAAAAATAATATGGCAGAGCTAGAAGCTGAAGGAAATAATCCAGATTTATTTTTAGAACTTCCTACTGAAACCTTAGACGAAATGTATCAGAAATATTCAAAAGGATCTTGGACTTCAGATTTTACTCAAAATGCATATGACGATCAAAGACAAACTGCTTTTAGATTTAAAAATGATCCTTTAACTAGAAAAGATAAAAATAAGGGTAATTCCGAAAGGTCTTTAGATCTTGAATTTTATGATGATGCTAGTGGGGAATGGAAAGATTTAAATAAAAATAATCCTATAGTAAAAGATATAGAAAGGGCTAATGATACGCAAGAAAAAAATAGAGCAAAAATAAGTAATCTATTTTCTACAAGTAATACTCAATTACCTGAAATAAAAGAACCTACTTTAAAAGACATACTATCATTTAAAGGAACAATTAATAATAAGAATGTTCAAAAAAATAAGCAAGAAATAATAGACCTAGAAAATAATCTAAAAGAATTTACTAATAATGCAATTAAGGAAACTGAGGATATTAGAGATCTTATTTCTGAAGCAGAGGCTCAAATTTATGGAGAAATAGACCCTACTTATTTACAGACAGCTAAAGAATATCCAGAGTTTACAGGATTTTTATTAAAAAATGGGTACTTAAAAAGATTTACAAAGAATACTGAAAGGGAAAGCTTTATAGGTCAAGCAGAAAATATAATAGACTTAAGAAACTTTAACAAAAAAGAACGAAAGGCTTTATTACTAGAAAATGTAGAAAGTTTAAGAAATGCTTTAACAAATGATGAGCTTATTAATAGATATAAAAGTGAATGGAAAAGAAGTGTTAGGGGAACACATGGAGATGCAACTATATCTATGAATGATGAACAACAAATACAAGCATTACAAGATGTTATAGGAGGAGGACAACTTGGCCCAGGCAATTACTCAAGTAATTCAGGGATGACAGATCAATTTGGACAAGTTACAGGGGAAAATAATCCAGATACAATACTATCAAGATTTGCAGGGAACAAAGGTACGTATGGAAGTATAGAAATTCATTCTCCCGAACTAGATAATTTAACAGGTATAAGTGCTCTAGGATTTATGAAACAAAAAATTCCTTATGCCAAGAGTCAATTACCTAAAAATGATTATGCTAGTATTATAAAAAATATAGAAGCAGATAAATCAATTTCTTCGGGAGTAAAGAAAGGAATGGTAGAAACTCTTAAAAACTGGGAAAAAGCAAAGAAATCAATTGTAAATATTAATAGTAGTAATCAGGCTTTCGACATTGAATCATCTTCTGAAGTAAATAAATTTATAAAAAACAAAGATCAAGCCGATTTTTTAAGAGCAGGATCTCCAGAAGGATTAGCGTATAATTATAACAGAGGACTAGGAAATTTTATATTAAGAAATTACTGGGATGGATACGGAATGCAAAAAGATTATACTTATGGTAGAGAAAGCGAAATAGCTAAAGCTTCGGAAAGATTAATTTTAAATAAAGATAGAATAAAATTAACTAAGATTCTAAAACCTACAAACATAGGAAGAGACTTTGATCCTACTAAACTTGGTCCTGGAACTTTTTCTAGTGTAAATAAAGATTTATTTTCTTATGCAGAAAGTTCTAGTATAAAAAACGCTATTCGTCCTATATTAAATTTAGAAGAATACGATTCTTTTTATAGAAATATATCTGATTTGAAGGACGATACACGTAATATTGAACATGAATTATCGTCAGCAAATTTTCAATCTAGTGAAGAAATAAAAAGAATAAAAGATTTGTTAAATCAATATCACTATACAGAAAAAAGAGTAAAGAAAGAATTTAGAGAAGTATTATTTAAAGCAGGAGTACTTGGAATTGGTGGGGGAGGAATAGCAGCAGGGATTATTTTTGGAGAGTCAAGAAGCGGCAATATGCAAGATCGCCTGATTGAAACAAATAGAAAAAATTGGGAAAAGAAGACGCCAGAAGAAAAAAAAGAGGCAAACAAAAAGTGGAAAAGAAGGAGGGAAGAGCAGAAGGAAAGAAGAAAGGCAGGAATGAGGTAACAGAAAAAGCTATAAAGAACTAATTTTTGGTATTAGATTGTCTAATAAAAAAGTGTAAAAATAAAAATAAAAACTTAATATTGTAATATGGATAACGGAGAAATAGATTTTTCAGGTGTCGACTTAGGTAATTCTCTAGGCGATGACATGATAGTCGTAAATGAAGCAGAAGGCAAATCATCAATAAAACAGCCTGATACTATTGACTTAGCTGATAATAAATCAACTAATGATGAAAATTTAAATAAAACAGAGAAAAAATCAGAGAAAGAGCTAGAAGATTTAATAGAAGTAATAGAAACTTCTAATGAAAATATTAAACCAAATAACCCTTCTCAACAAGACCATGGTGATTCTCCGTCAACTTCTAGTTTAGTAACTCTGGCTAAGGCCTTAGTTGAGGAGGGAGTTATTACAGAACTTCCTGAAGAATTTGGCGGTAAGGTAGATGATTTATTCAGTCTTATAAATTCTGAAATAGATAATAAAACTACTAAATGGGTAAAAAGCCTACCTAAGCCAATTATTGACTTAATAGAAAATTATCAAGAAGGAGTTCCTTTAGATAGAATAATTCAGACAAAGTCAAAGCAAATTGAGTATGGAGGAATTACGGATGAGGTTTTATCTGAAAATGTAGAACTTCAAAAGTATCTTATAAAACAAGACCTTCAAAATAGAGGTCATTCAGAGGCTAAGATACTTAAAAGGTTAAAAGTTTTTGAAGATTCTGAAGTTTTAGAAGACGAAGCTACCGATGCTTTAACTGCTTTAAAACAATTAGAGACTTATAATCAAAGTGAATTAAAGAAAAAAGCTAAGGAAAACAGGGAGCTACAGGAAAATATGAATAAGAAAACTCTAGAGGATATTAAAAATGCTGTAGATACATCTAATGAAATTATTCCTGGAATTGCTTTATCAAAAAAAGCTAAGGATAAATTATATGATTCACTAACTAATATAGTAGATAATTCTCCAGAAGGGCAACCTATGAATGCAGTAATGGCAAAAAGAGCGCAAGACCCTCTAAAGTTTGAATTAACTTTACATTATCTAACAAATCTTGGAGTTTTTGATGGAGACTTTAGTAAAATAACTAATGTTCAAACAAGCTCCGCAGTTAGTAAACTAAAAAAGCAATTAGAAAGTACTAGTTCTGGATTTGCAGGAAAAAATCCTAATATCCCAAGAACTGAGGAAACTGAAAGTTTCTTAAATAGTATGAAACAATTTTCAAATAATATTTAAACGTAAATCAATAAAAAACAAATATAATGTTAGTTAGTAAACTCCAGAAGTACGAGCCTAAAGATTGGACAGGCTTGACTACAGAAAATCATCTAGGAGCGTTGTTCGCACAAGAACCGCAACTAGTGTCTAGCTTAATTGAAAACATTTACAAGGTAAATCTTGGCGATGATTTAATTAGCTTTATGAATCAATTTCCAGTGGAATATCTTGATGATGACAGACCATACGAATGGTTTCTTCAAGGTGCGGATGAAAAAAATATTCCTTGTATTGCAGCTTATGCAGACCTTAATAAAGGCGCACTAGCAGCTACAGCAGAGCCTGGTAAAAACCACACAAGATTTGTACTTGAGTTTCCAGAAAGATACTTTGAAGCTACAGATGTAATTGTAGGCGAAAAACCAGATCTTTATAAATTAAGAATTGTAACAGATCCAGTTGCTAGTGGTACTAATTGGTTATGTCTTGTAGAATTAGTTACAGGAGATGACAATCTTTTTGTTCCATTAACGGATATCGTTGCAGGAACAAGATGGTCTAAAGAATATTCTTTAGTAGAGCAAACTCTTTCTAAAAGAGGTGGATTAACTCACCATACTTCTCCATTCAGAATGCAGAATGTAATGAGTATGATTCGTAAACAATACACGGTTCCAGGAAACATGATCAGAAAAGGAAAAAATAAGCCATTGGCATTTTCTTGGAAAGATCAAAATGGAAAAACTCAGACAGCTTGGATCAAAAAACTTGATTACGATTTTATGGTACAATGCCGTAGAGAAGTAGCTCGTTTAATGATGTTCGGATCTTCAAATAGAAAAAGTGATGGTACTTATGGTAACAGCGGTGATTCTGGATTTGAAATTCGTTCTGGAGCAGGTTTAAGAGAGCAAATTGCTCCTTCTAACCAATTCTATTACAATAACTTCGATTTAGATTATTTAACTGAGACTCTTTTAGGTCTTTCAGTTGGTAAATTACCTGAAGATAAAAGAAGATTTGTATTAGGTACAGGTGAATATGGTATGTTCCAATTCCACAAAGCAGCAGAAGCTAAAGCTTCTAACTTTACTCCAAACTTTACTGACGATAGAATTTATCTTAAAGGTGAAAACTCACTAGGATATAGAGGTCAGTTCTTAGAGTACAAGACTGTTAATGGTATTACAGTAGAACTTATGCATGTACCTCAGTATGATGATCCGATTCGTAACAAGCTTTATCACCCAGATGGTGGTCTTGCAGAATCTAGACGTTATACTATTATGGATTTCGGTACTGCTGATGGAGATGCTAATATCAAAAAAGTAGCTCTTAAAGGTGATACTGAAATGTTTAGATACATTCCTGGTCTTCGTGATCCTTATACTCCATATGACAATTTAACTGCTCCTTCAATGGCTGCAAGTTCTGTTGATGGATATGAAGTTCATAAAGCTTACATTGGTGGTATTATGGTTAAGAACCCAATGAGAATGGCTGAATATATTCCTAATCTTTTAGCATAATATAATATAAAACTGAAAACAGAGTAACTATGGAAAAAATTGTCGGAGATACAAAAGAATCCAAAACAGGAACAAAAAACTACCTTATCAATAAAAAAGTTAAGGTAGTTCCCGTTCCTCGTAATGGAGGTTGGCTTCCTGAAGATCATGATGGAAGATTTATGTACTCAGGATGTTTTCTTGAAACTTGTCTACCAGTAGACTCAAGAAGAAAACAACTAGTACAGGTTTTAACTAGAGATGAGCAAGCATTCTTTGAACAAGAATTATTTCTTAATCCTGGAGATTTATCTATTTATAAAAAAGAAGATAACTTTTGGCATTCTTTTAGAATTAAATTAGATAAAGACGGTTGCGATTTAGATTTATCAGATCCAATTGATAATCTAAGATGGCGAGTGTTAGTAGTGGATCCTAGATGCGCCCCAACTTGGGAGCAAAGATACGCTTCTGGAGCTCACATGTTCGCTATTCAAGATGAAGAAATTGAAACTGAAGTTAAAGTTGCAAAAGCAAATAAACGGAAAGATGCTTACAAATTTTTAGGTAAAATCGAAAATAGTAGAGAGAAAATGAGAAATGTATTACGTGTTTATGGGGCTGATCCTGGTAAAAGCGTAAAATCAAAAGTTCTTTATACTAAAATTGATGAGCTTATTGAGGATGATGTTACATTAAATAAACTTTTAGAAGTTATTAATGATACACATTTTGAAATGAAAATATTTCTTGAAGATGCAATTAAATCAGGAGCTATAAGCAAAAAAGAAACTCGATATTATCTTCCAGGTGGAGATAAAATTGGAGGAACTCTTTTAGAAACTATAGACTGGTTAAAAGATACTGTTAATCAAGATGTATATTTAAAAATTAAAAACCAAGTAGAATTAAGTAACTAATGAAATTCCTTACCGCTGCTGATATGAAACAAGAGTTCTTAATTGGTTATGACCGTATAACTAATTTAGCTGCTCCTGGATATACAGATAATGAAATATCTTTGTTTCTAAACAGGGGTCAGGAATCAATTATTGAGATAAACTATAGAGGTTTAAATAGATTGAGACAGGGTTTCGAAGCTTCTGAAAAAAGAAGACAAGATCTTTCTGAATTAATTAGAGATGCTGTAGATAGTAGTGGTACATTAACCACTGCTATTTCAGCAAATCAATTTGGTAATTTACCGAATGGTACTTTTTTTAATCTGCCTTCAGATTTTTTATACGCTATAACAGAAAGAGCAGAAACTGATATAGTATGTGATGGAGTAAATAAAGTGATTGATATTAAACCAATAACACACGATATGTTTAATATCAACAAAGAGAATCCATGGAAAGAACCTTATGATAAACTTATTTGGAGAATTGACTATAGTAGAGTTACTATAGATCCTACAATTCCTCAAAGACATGAGTTAATTTCTGACGGATCATACACAATAACTAAATATTTTTTACGATATTTGAAGAAACCATTAGAAATTAGTATTACAAATGGTGTAAATTGTGAATTAGACCAAAGTCTACATAGAGATATTGTAGGAAAAGCAGTAGAATTTGCTTTAGAAAATATTATGGACCCCAGGTTCCAATCTAAGAAATTAGAAAACTTGGAAATTGACTAATTATTTTTAATAACAAAAACCTAAAGACATGTCATATATGACTACAAATAACGCACAGCACGTTATCATCACTAAAAATGCTGCAAGAACCGCTCCTGTTACTGATCTTGACAGTTTAAAAGTAGGAGATACTATCGTAACTAACGAAGCGGGAGTTGTAATGACTACTGCATCTACACTTCCTGGTACTAATATTAAAATAGTAGGTAGAGACCCAAAAGGATTACTTTGGAGTCCCACTATAAATCCTAGTAATTTAAAAAGGTATATAGGTACTGCTCCTGTAGCTGCTGTTGAACAATTAACCAATGTTGGTTATGATGGCGTTACTGCCGCTACAGCTATTACAGCACTTAATAGCAATGATTATTTAATGAGAGTAATTCGTTATGATAATCAATCAGTATTTGCTAACAAACAAATGTTAAAGTTTGGAGCATTTACTTCTAGCGCAGCTGCGACTCAACAAGCAGTTTGTGAAGGATTAACAACTTCTTTAGTAGCTAACTTTGTTAGTGAGCCAGAAAAAGTTATCAAATTTGAAATCATTAACAGCGCTACTTCATCTGCTCGTACAGGAACTGCTACAACTTTTACTGCTACTAACGGATCTAAAGTAGTTGCAATTAATGGTACTGTTACTAACGCTGGTTTAGTTGGCGGTTACATTAGATTTGCTACTGCTGTTGCAGGTGGTACTGGTAAAGTATACAAAATTACAGCTTACACAGCTTCTTCTACTATTACTCTAGACAGAGCATTTGAAGGAACTTCAGCTGTTGTTGCTCATGGTAATGTTTCTGTGATGACTAATGCAGTTGCTGCAGCAGGGAACTGGGGTATTGTTATGACTGGTTTACCAATGAAATTTGAAAGAGGTGTATTTAAGTATGGAAAATCTAGATTTGAAGTAACACTTTCAGGATTTGGAGCTACAAGTTTAGCATTTACTACAGCCGCATCGGAAGGAACAGGAACATATGAAGCAGTTGCTGAAATGGAATGGTTCTCTTCTCAAGGTGTACATGGTCTTATCGAAAGAATAGGAACTCCACCTCCAGTAATTGCTCAGAACACAGTTTCTACAAGCACTGGATACGGAATGGTTTATTTAGAAGCAGAAGACACTCAAGGTGGTGGAACAATACAAGGTAATAAGCCTTCTCCATTCCAAGTTTATGTTTGTTATGATAAAACGGGAGGATATGGTACTGGAATTACTGGTGTAGTATCTTCAACACAGGATGTAATAAATGCATGGGCAGTTGCCAATGGGTTTGCTACACAAACTGTATAATTAATTTTTAATTGTTAACCTGGAAAAGCGGGAGCCCATACTCCCGCAATTCCTTAAACCGTTTTATTCATGGCATTCGAGCCCAAAATATCAGTGTGTCTAACAGACAAATGCAAAACATTAAAAGCGACTGATTCTACGGGGGTATACCATGTAAGTAGTAATCCAACAGGGTGGCAAAATGCCGCTACAGTATTAGCAAGTGAAGTAGCAACTGCTACAATAGCAATAACAGATCCTGCAGGACTTACTACAACTACAACAGTAACTACGCAGATACCCAATCCCGTAACAGGAACTTTTCCCTTTACTAATTTTACATTAGCTAATTCAGCCGCTTGGGTTGATGGAAAATATTCTATTGTCTATACAATAGTAACAACACCTGGAGCAACCAATCCTGGAACTTACCTAGCCACTTTATGTCCTTATTTTTTATGCAACGTTGAATGTTCCGTTGATAAAATGTGGGCAAAAGTAGCAACAAATTTATGCTGCTCTGATTGTGATGCCTCCGAGTTAATGGAAGTAGCTATTATAGCAGAAGGATATTTAAGAGCTATTAAGAGCGCAATAAGTTGTGGCGATTCTTCAACAGCAAATACCTTACTAAAAACATTAACAAAAATAACAACTTTTAACGACTGTAATTGTAATTGATATGTCTTGTAATTGTAACTGTGATTCTACACCCATAACCATACCTACGGGAGCGGCTGGAGCCCCTGGCGCAGCTGGTACTAATGGTACTAATGGTACAAATGGATCTAACGGAGTATTTGGTGGAAATTCTGCCATGTGGAAATTTAGTACCTCGGCAGGAACAGGCCCAAATGCTACTGAATTAAGATTTAATAATGTTAATCCTACTTTAGCTACTAAAGTTTATATAAATGATGTAGACGCAAATAGTATAAATCTAAATGCATTTATGCAAACTATAATAGGCTTTCCTAATGATTCAGGAGTATATTCTAGTTATATAAGAGTATTTAAAGAATTTGATAGTAATGTATTTTTTACTGCTAAAATAATTGGAATTACTGATAATGGAACTAATGTAGAATTTACATTAGATGCAGCTACCAGAGTAACTAATGGTACGTTTGCTTTAAATAATAATGTAGTAGCTACTTTTACTCAATCTGGCGCCACGGGAGCTCCTGGTGTAGGTACAAATGGAGTTACTGTACTAAGAAATACATTATCAAAGCCATCATCTACAGCAGCAGTAGCGGCTCCTTTAGATACTTACTCAATGCCTGCAAATACTTTAGCTGCTAATGGGGATAGACTACATGTAAAATTTATTGTAGGAGGCAACTTAAACAAATTAGGAGGCAACTTACAAATATTAGTAAATGGTCTTTTTTATACAACAGCATTTCCAAATTATTTTTATGCAGGAGGAAATGCAGATTCTGGACAATTTCAAGGAATTGTTGATATGTGGATAGAAAGAATAAGTAATACATCATTAGCAATTTCTAGTGAATATATATCAGTCCAAGTAAGAGGTCAGGCAAAATTTAGTCAAGCCTGGTCTGAAAATGCCGCAAGTGTTGGGGTAATAAATTGTACAAATAATGTTATACCAATTAGATTTACTGTTACTTCTGATGGAGCAAATGCATTAACAGCACTTCAAACTTTAGTAGAACTACATAAAACTTAAAAAAATGCCTTTAATACCAATAAGTGAAAGTTTAGAATTACAAGCAAGTCAAATTGTATATAAAACCGTAGGCGCAAGTAGTACTGTTTTATCAATAACTGATCCTGTAAATTTATTTATTTTAGAAAGTGCCGCTGGTCCTATTACCATGCTAGCAAACTTATCTATCGCTGCTGCGGCAGGAACAGTAGCGGATGCTACTACATATAATTTTGAATATTCAGCAAATATGAATTTTAATGGTAATACTTTAAGCATAATGGGTACTACAATGCCTGCTGATTTGCAGAATAAAAAATGTAAAATAACGGCAGTTTATAATAAAACAAGTACTAGCTGGGATGTAAAATTCTTAGCTGATTTTTCAGAAAGTGATATAGTTAATAGTAATAATATAAAACCATTAGCAGTAACTGATGCTAAAATAGCAACTGGAATAAGTGGAACAAAATTAACTGCAGGAAGTGTTCCTGAAAGTGCTTTATCTCCTAGTATAGGAGTTGTTAAATTTGCCAGCGGTAGTATAAATGCTAGCCAAGTTTTAACATTAAATACAGTGCCGATTACATTAATTGCAGGAGTAGGAGGAAAAATTATTGTGCCTCTTCATGTAAACATTACTATATTAGGAGGAGCAGCATCTGCTATTTACGCAACTAACACTATTTTGCAGGTAGAGGGCGCTACTAGTTCTCCAAGAGATCCTATATTTGAATTTAATTGTTTAGCACATCCTATTGGAAGCAGCCCAAACTTTGCAATGCCTGCAAAGGACGCTAATCCATTATTAGCAGGCAATGCTCAATTTCAACTAGGAGCAGCTATAAAAATGACAGTTAAAACAGGAAATCCTACTGCAGGAAATTCACCATTAAATTGGCAAGTAATATATTACGAAATATAAAATGACTGCAGAAATTTTAAATAATAATATTAATGCTATCCAATGCTTACAAAAAGATCTTGGGATAAAATTAAATACTGCACTTACTTTAGGTATTTCTAATAAAGATTGTCTAGAAAAAGATAATATGTTAATTACGGCAATATTAAGAGCGCTATATAATGCTAAAGCGGGTGAAGATAATTGCTTAACTGATGATGAGTTATGTAATTTAATGCAAATGGCATATTCTATTTTAAATGTAAATTGTTGTTAAGAAATGGGAAGAGAATGGTATAAAATAAGAGAAAGAGAGATTAAAGTAGCTTCTAGTTCTTCTTTTTTCTTTCTACAAGATTCTTTTGCTGGAGGTTTAAATACTGCAAATTTTATAACAGCTAAAGAATGGATTCAGTCTCCTGAAATATCTGCTTTAATTACAGGCCTTTCTGCTGATTGTTGTATATATGAAAATGATGGTGCCTTAACAGGTAATAGAATATTAAATGGTGGAGGGTTTGGTTTTGCTATAAATGGTTTAAATCAATTTATAGTTAATGCTACAACTACGACTCACACTAATACTGGCGATCATACTATAAATGCAAATAATGTTAATATAAAACCTTCCTCAAGTGGTAAGGTAAAAATTGGTAATAATTTTGATGGTAGTGAACTTACAGTAGAAAGCACTATAAAATATAAACTAGCAGGAACTGCCGCTGGTAAAGTAGCCACTACTGACGCAGATGGTTATGTATCTTGGCAAACACCTACTACAGGAACAGTTACATCGGTGACTGGAACTGCTCCTATCACTTCGACTGGCGGCGCTACTCCAGCTATAGGAATTGGAAATGCGACTGCATTAGCAAGAGGCACAATGAGTGCCGCTGATTTTACAAAATTAAGTGGAATAACTGCTGGAGCTAAACCAGGCACAGTAACTTCAATAGCAACTGCAGGAACAGTTAATGGACTAACCTTAACAGGAGGCATTATAACTACTACTGGAACCGTTACACTAGGCGGTACTTTAGCAAATATAGCAAACAGTGCTTTAACAAATTCATCTATAACAATAAATGGTAGTGCTATTAGTTTAGGTAGCAGTGTAAGTGTAGGTACAGTAACTTCTGTCGGAGGTACGGGTACTGTAAATGGATTAACGTTAACAGGAACTATTACTTCTACAGGAAATCTTACTTTAGCAGGAACTCTTGCTATTAATAATGGAGATTGGTCAGGAGCTGACTTAGCGATAGCAAACGGAGGTACTGGAGCTTCAAGCGCACAAACAGCAATTGATGCATTAACAGCAGTAAGCGGAGCAACTATAGGGCACATATTAACTAAAGATGGTTCAGGAAATGCTACTTGGGCTGCCGCAAGTTCAAGCGCAACAAACTTAGCTACTACTGCTAATGGAACATCTTTAACAGTAACGTCTTCTACAGGAACTAATGCTAGTATTCCTGCAGTTACTACTTCTGCATGGGGAGCCATGACAGATGAAGATAAAACAAAATTAGATGGTATAGCTACAGGCGCACAACCAGGAACTGTCACAACAGTAACAGGATCTGCCCCAGTTGTTTCTTCAGGAGGAACAACTCCTGCTATATCAATGGCGCAAGCTAATGGTAGTACAGACGGTTATTTAAGAAGTACAGATTGGACAACATTTAACAATAAAGCAACTTATTATAAAAACGTTACACTGATAACAAGCGGTTCTGTTTCTGCAAGTGATTCAGACGAAGCAGTCCCTGGTTTAACTTTTACTATCCCCGCATCAAAAAATGGAGACTATGTTGTATATGCAATGATTAGTGTAGACATTAATAATTCAGATATGAAGCCAATGTCATTAATGGTTTTTAAAAATGGAGTAAAAGAAACTTATAGTGAAACTATGGACTTTGCAAAGAAAAGCGAAAATCAAAGTGTGCAATTAACTTATGCTATGGATGGTTTAGTAGCTACTGATGTGATTGCAATTTATGTGAATAATGATGAGGTTGCAATAAATACAATTATTCATGGGAGATTATTAATGCAAAGTTGGAATACATAGTATGACTGTAGACTGTTTAAAATGTATTAATAGTGCTTGTTGTAAGTTAGATGTAGAAGTTGATGTAGATGAATATGAAAAGTTTAAAGAATTAGGATTAAAAGATTATTTTGAAACAAGAACAGATATATTTTTAAAAAAAGAACCTAAATACAAAGAGCAAGAAAAAGTATTTAATGGAATGTATAAAGATAATTTTGCTATATTAAAAAAAGGTTTAGATGGTCAATGTTTGTTATTAGATAGAACAACAATGAGGTGTACTATTTATGAAGATAGGCCAAAAGTGTGCAAAGAATATACAAGTAATAGGTGTGAAAAAATAAGAGAATTAACAGAGTAAAAAATGAATAATTATTAAATTTAAAAAAATGACGGAAAATGAACAATTAAGAAATAACATAGAAATTGTATTTAGTTATGCAAGAAGTTATGTCGCAAACGCAAATCCTAGTGCAGAAAATGAAATGCTAGCTATGATTAATATAAAAGCAGAAATACTAGAAAAATTAAAATTGATTACTGATAAAAAAGAATCAATTCTAGATCCTGTTATTAAAGAACAAAAAAAAGAAAAAAACTTAGAAAAAATTTAAAAAAATGAACACAACAATCGACCAATTAAGCCTAATGAAAATAAGTGCTGCAAACGGTACTTTTACTGTAAATGATGCTTTAGTTAACGCTAAAGATTTTACAGGTATTTATGTAGGAGAAGATACAGTAGTAACTAGTATATTTTTAAATGGAGGATCAACTAATGTAGTATCAAATTATATTAAAGTACCTGCAACTGCTGTAAAAGCAGGAACAATTATATCTATAGGAACCAAATTAGGTTATGGATCTTCTATTCAACTAGCTAGCGGAAGTGTAACTCTTGTTTTAAAATAAAAGATGCCTGGTTACGGATACGGAATATCAGATTTTATAAGCAGTAGTAAAAGTGCTGCTACTAGGGGAGGAGCTTCTTTCGACAACACCTATTCCTGTGCCTTCGATGGTGTTGATGACTACTTAGAAGGTGGAGATGTTCTACATAATGATGGACAAACTCCGATGACATTATCAGCTTGGGTAAATATTTCAACTCCAGCACCACACACAAGAGTTGCTACTATAGCAGGAAAGAAAAGAATAAGAAACGCTCCAAAATATGCAATGAGAGGTTGGGATATTGGTTTTATAACATCAGGCGCTCAAACAAACCGTTTACAATTTAGGATAGTGGGAGTGGACTCGGGGGGTTCTGTTATTGGGTCTCTCATTAAAAAGGCATTAACTTTATCTTTTACAGATGGATTATGGCATAACGTGGTAGTTACTTATGATGGCTCAGAAAGTGCTACAGGGGTTAAGTTTTATGTAGATGCAATTGAAGATACATCAACTCAAACACTTTCAGATACTCTTTCGGGTAATTCACCAAATGACCCAACAGTAGATTTTAAAATAGGAACTGCACCTAGATATGGCGGAGATTATTTCTATAATGGAAACATTGACGAATTGGCAATATGGAGTTCTACCGCTTTAACTCAAGAACAAGTAACTGCAATTTATAATTTAGGTAATCCAACCGATTTAACAAGTTTAAGTCCTGTTTCTTGGTGGCGAATGGGCGACCCTAACGGTCAATCAAGTTTCCCAACTATTACAGATGATGGTAGTGCTTCAAACGATGTCACGATGACAAATATGATTGCTGCAGATATTGAAACAGATGTACCATAAAAATTAATAAAATGATAAAAGCATTTGCACAGACATATAGTATAATTAAAATTGAAGATTTACCTCTAATAGATTTTAATGAAGTATTTGAAAAATCAGCACAAACATTAACTAAAAGTTTAAATGAAAGTTTATTTGTAATTAAATACAATTTTGAACCTTCCTTTATAGCAAGTGGTGAAGTCATACCAGAGCAGATTTTAACACATTCAGAGTGTGTTGAATTAATGCAAACAAGTGCTTGGAGTGAACCAACACCAGAAGAACCAATAATAATTTTAAAAAGTGTTAAATGAACTTTAAGGGTTAAAAGAAGAAAAAGAATTAGAAGAATGCGTAAAAAAAGAGAAAAGAAGGGATGACGCCAGATGAAATACATATAAATATAAAAGATGTTGTTTATTTTGTGGGTTTTGTTGTAACTTTATTAACAGCGTGGTTTAAATTAAAGCACGATAATGATAAACAAACAGATCAAATTAAACACCTTAAGGAAATGGCTGAAGGTTATAAAAAAGATTGTGATGTAGCTTTTATGAACGCTAAACATAGTCGAAGTTCTATGCGTAAAGATTATGACGATAAAATAGAAAAAGTAAGAGTTGAAAACAAAGAAACTAAAGATAGTTTAAATACTGAAATACAAAATTTGAGCACAAGCTTAACTGCTGTTAAAACAGATACGGCAGAAATCAAAGGTATGATAAGTACCTTATTAAATAAAAAATAATGCGGGATGTAGCTAGATTAGATATTATTAGTGCTATGAATAGATTAGGGCACGCTGTTTATAAAAGCGATAAAACGCCTTATAATTTAAACATAGTAGGAATTAGAGCCACAAATCCTATAGTAAATGAATTTAATGATTTAATCTGTATTTTTTGGAAATACGAAGGAAATTGGAATATTTACAAAATGCAGTGCACAACATTACCTGGAGTTTATTGGTTGGCTAATCCTTCTAATCCTCTAGGTTGTGCTATTTTAAAAGAAGGACAATATAAGTCTACATATTCTGTAGATAAGCATAACTCTAAGTACGATGCCTTATGCCAAAGATTAGAGCCCGTTACCGTATATCGTGATAATAATCGAGATAGAGAATATGATGAAATTTCTGGCACAGAAAATACAGGTATGTTCGGCATCAATATACATAGAGCACATGCTGATTACGAACTTGAGACAGTAGATAAGTATTCTGCAGGCTGTCAAGTAATACAAGATCCAGATGAATACGAAGTTCACATGGATATTGTAAAAAAAGCTGCAGAGTTGTGGGGAAATAGTTTCACCTACACACTAATTAACGAAAAAGATTTATTATAATGGGAAAATTATTTGATTTTTGCGGAGGTCGTAAGACGACTTTTGCATTGTTATTATTTATAGCAGTAACAGTATTTTTATTTTTAAATAAATGTGACTTTGCTGGATGGTCAAATTTTATAATTTGGGTATTTGGTTCTTATGCAATAGGTAATAGTGTAGAACATGTAGGAAAAGCATTAAAAAAAGGTAAGTAATACATTGTTCAAAAAAGACTGGCTATATAAGATCATTATCTTAGCTTTATTCTTATTAATCTTATTTCTTCAATTTTGCGATAGAACTATAAAGCCTGCAGAGGTAGAGATAATAATAGAGCACACAATAGATAGTGTCTTTTTTCCAGGAAAAACGGATACTTTATTTTATCCTGATTCTATTCCTTACGAAGTAAAAGTAAAAGAATATGTATATCTAGAAAGAATAGATTCTTCTACTGGAAGTGTTTCAAAAGTTTACACAAACCCAGTAGAAGATTCTTTAATTTCAGGAACTATTATAACTGAAATTAATGATTCTTGTAAAATTATAGATCAAACTTTAAGCTATACACCAAAGTTTCCTCAATATATTTTAAGAACAGATACTATTAAAATAAGAGAAGAAACCACTATCTTAACAAACAAATTAAAAATTTTTGCAGGATTAGAGATTGGGGGTAGTAAGGAACAATTTAATTTTGGTCCTAAAATATCTGTCCTTAGTAAAAAAGATTTACTATATTCTTATAATTATGACTTAATAAATAATACTCATAATATAAGTTTTGCGTATAAAATACCTAACCCTTTTAAATAAAAAAAATGGTAACTTTAAATGAATTAGCATATGATCTTTTAGAACTTGTTCGTCCTAACATATCTGATGATGAAGCAATTGATCTTCGACAAGTAAAATATTGGATACATAATCAAAGAGCACTATGGTTACGTAATGAATTAAATCGTTATAGAACTATAGACGATAATATTATCCAAGATTTAGGATGCGTAGAACTTGAAGTAGCAGACCGATCATCTTGCGCAAACTTACCTATAGACTGTCATATCCTAAGAACTAAAAAAGAAATTCCTAATACTATAGAATTGCACAATAAAACTGCTCTTACTAGAGTAGGTCCTGTAGATAAAACAATGCCTGGATATAGTATAGTGGAGTATAATCGAGCAATGTTTTCAGGAAATGGTAGATTTAACAAACAGCAAATATTTGCTTTTCTTTTAAATAATAGAATTTACTTAAAAATATCTCCATTAAATAGAGATGCAAAATATTTAGAGTATTTAAATATAAGAGGAGTTTTTGAAACCCCCACTGATATTGCAAACTTTATAGATCCTACAGGAGCTCCGTGCTACACAGATAACACAAAGTACCCCGTTAATAGGTGGATGATTGATTATATGAAAGATGCTATAGTTAAATCAAGTTTAATTATTGAACAACAAGCTGTCGGAGATACTGTCAATGATTCGCAAGGATTAATAACACCGCCAGTAACAACTAAATAAAAATGAAAAAGAATTTAACTGATTACGGAATAAGAGATGCTTTTAAATTTTATAAAAAAAAGCATGCTGCAGATGAAAATATAAATTCTTCAGAATTTTCAACTATCTGTAAAGACTTTAATAAAAGAGTAAGCAACTTAGTTATATATGAAAACTTTTCTTTTCTACTTCCGTTTAGATTAGGAAGAATAAGAATTAGAAAATATAAGCCCAAAACTTATATACAAAAGGACGGTACTTTAGATAAGAGTAGATTGAGGCCTGATTGGTATGCTACTAAAAAACTATGGGCAAAAGATCCTAAAGCCAAAGAAGAAAAAAAATTAGTATTTCATTTAAATAACCATACTGATGGTTTTCAGCATAGATGGTTTTGGGAAAAATTAACTTCTAACGTAAAAAATAACTCTGCTTATAGTTTTATTCCTTCTAGGAATAATAAAAGAACATTAGCTTTTGTATTAAAAAATGATGAATTAGAAGTAGATTATTTTGAATAAAATTAAAAATTATGGCATTAAGTGGAAAACATATAAAATTAGATACTATACTAGAAAAAGTATATAGGGATTATGGATTTGAAACAGATCTTGATTGGAATGATGCTATAGAATGGGCAGCAGAAGCGCTGGATTTAATAGGTGCTCCAAGAGTTTATACTAATTTAATTACAGATGGCCAAGATCTAATGGGACATCCTGATCCAATTAATATAACAAATCATAGAGGGGATTTGCCTTGTAATTTACATCAAATTGTTCAAGTTCGAGAGTTTTGTACTAATATGCCAATGACATATGCAACTAATTCCTTTCATACGGGGACAGGCGGATCTAATGGTACTACTGTAGATTGTGTTACGAACAATTGCGATAACAATACTGTAGATGTTGTACCCTCTACGACTCTAGACGATAATCAAAATTGTAATCCATTTTTTAATTCTAATCCAAACGCAACTGCTAATACTCCTTTTGCAGCTAACTTACCTACCGTAGGAGGTGGGATGGTAGATGACTTATATACATATACTGTTTCGGGAGATAAAATATTTACTTCATTTAAATCAGGACAAGTTGAAATGGCGTACACTGCATATCCAGTAGATGAAAAAGGATTTCCAATGATTCCGCAAGAAACAAGATTTCAAAATGCAGTAAGAGACTATATCGCCCATAGATTATCTTTTAAATTAGCAATACAAGGAAAGTTTCAGCCAGCTATAGCTGATAAGTTAGAACAAAATTGGCTATTCTATTGTCAATCAGCAGCTAATAAATCTAGAATGCCTTCAATTGATCAAATGGAATCATTAAAAAATCAGTGGGTAAAACTAATTCCGAATATAAATGAACATGATACTGCCTTCAGGTATTTAAATATACAGGAGCGTAGATATAATAGTAATTCTAGATAATGAGCGCCAGCAAGAATACATATATAGGAGGTATGGACAAAGACATATCTAATAATAAACTGCCTAATAATAAGTATAACAATGCTAAAAATATAAAAGTAGTTACTCAAGGAGGAGAATCTACTACAGCAGTAGAAACGGAGAAAGGAACTATACTTTCTTTTAAATTCCCAACTACTCAAAACATTTATAGAATAAGTAGAAAAGACTTAACAATTGATCCCGCAACTTCTCAAAATAGTATAACTATTACTTGGGGAATACCAACAGGAACAACCACAATAACTCTACCTTACCCTTCCGTGTCGTGGCCAAACGCTCCGCTAACAAATTTAAATATCTATGATTTTTTAATAGACCAAAGTACTATACAAAGTCAAATAGCATTAGGGTATTTTAATATTTATTTATCTGATGGTTCTGAGTGGGTATACATAGTTGGATTAGATAGCAGTTTAACAGTTAATATTACTGGAACAGATTTAATAATAGAAGAAGTAGTCGCAGAACAAGAAAATTTAAAACTCAATGGTGCAACTCATATACGAGATAAGATTATATTGTTTACTACTAATGAAACTTCGGAAACTCCTACAGGATCTGCTAGTCAAGTTTGGATTATCAAGTATGATGAATATACAGATAAAGTAATAGATATAAATTCGTCTACTAATGAATTAATTCCTTCTAAACATCTTATCTATAATAATAAATTTAATTTATCTACTGCCCACAGAATGGATAATCCTATAGGTAGATACGAAAGCGATACTTTACAAAGAGTTTATTTTACAGATTATTACAATGAAATAAGTAAAATTAATATAGCAGACCCTAATCTATTTACCACAGATCCTGGATTATTAAACTTAATACCTAATACGAAATTAAATCAACCTATAACACAATCTATAGGCGTAGGCACTGTTAAAGTTGGAAGTGTTGTACAATATGGTTATAGGCTATTAAATGGAACAACAGGAAATGAGACTGTAATGTCTCCGTTATCTAGGCCTGTAGTGCTTACACAAGTAAATTCGCAAAACGCAACAGCAGGTGCTTATAATGCTTCTTTAGATGGTTTTTCAGGAGTTCCTATCGCTGACGTGTTTAGAGGCGATACATCGGGAAATTCAACAGCTGCTAGGTCAATAACTTGGGAAGTAAATAATATAGATCCTGGATTTGAAGTAATAGAACATATTGTAGTTTATTGGGGAACTTTAAATGTTCCTACTATAATAAAATTCAAAGAACAATTTGTGCCTACAAGCGGAAGTCTTACAGTTACTTATGACGGAACTGAACTTGAAACTTTATTATTAACTGCATTTGAATTTAATCAATTAAAAGGCGGATTTTATGCTAAAACAATTACCTATAAATTTGATAGGCTATTAGCAGGAAATATCAAAGAAAAAAGATTTGAAATAGAATATGATGCGAGGGCATATAGAAGTAAAGAAAATGAAGTAGCTTTTACCTTAGAAGATGCTACAGGCTTTGAGTCACAATACAATACAAGTAATTGGAATACAATTCCTGAAAATGCAGATGCAATAAATCCTTATAATCAAACAGATCCCGCTTTAAATAATAATTGGTATACAGATGATCAATATAAATTTCAACCAGGTACTAATGTTTTAGGAGGTACAGGGCCTAATGTATCTTATAAATTCACAACACACGAAACAGTTGGTAATACTGCATTTGGTAATCAATGGACCGTACATGGTTCGGAAGTAAGAAGTAGTGCAGGTGTAGGAGGAACTTACGTAATGAATACTACTCCAGATGCTGATATTAATAATGACACTAAATATAATGGCACTAACGATATCAAGCGTAATACATTTGCAGGAACCTTTAATTACACTTTAGGACAAGAAGTAACTTTAGGCGAAGAAGATAAAAATAATAATGCAATAACATATCCAGTAGGTATAGGAGAAAATTGGCAAAATATGGCTTCTCCTTTTGTGCAAGCACTATTCACAGGATATTCAGCAGGAGAAGTATATAGATTTGGAATTACATTTAGAGATTTAAAAGGAAATCCTAGCTATGTTATTTGGATAGGAGATATTAAATTTCCCGAAAGGTATGACGAAGGTTTTGAATTAACTAAAGCAGTAACATCAAGCCCCACTTATGGTTGGGTTAATTGTAATCAATTAGGAATAGAATTTACAATAGATATCAGCTCTATTAAAAGTCAAATAAGTGGTTTTGAAATAGTTAGAGTAGAACGAAGAGAAACTGATAAAACTAGATTAGGTACAGGAGTAATGACTCTTTGGGAAGATTATCGAAGTTTTCCTGGAGGGGTCGGTCCCCAAGATGATAATTACCAAATTCTTAGATCGGGATGGGAAAGACAATATGGAATAGCAAGAGCAGCATCAAATTCTACCTTTAATTTTCAAGGAGATACTATACAACAAGATGCTTCATATTTTAATAGTTGGATAAGACCTGCGGATGTTCCTGGTATTGCAATAACTGGGCGAGAAGGGGCTGAGAGAAGAAAACGTTCTCTTTGTACATTACATAGTCCCCTAAAACTTATGGACCCTAATTATAGTTTTAGAGTAAATGATCATTTAAAAACTATAGGATATTTTGCAGCACTTCCTTCTTGTAGTGAAAATATTGTAAGTGGTACTACCAATGATAATTCTTGGCCTATAGGTACAGGAGCTAATATTATGAGGCACTCTGATTATTATATGTGTAAACATTTTATTGGAATAACTAATCCTTGGTTAAATTCTTCCCTGGATTCATTTCAAGACGTTGGCTTTACTGGTAAATTTTTCCCTTTAACAGGATGTTTAAGAATAAGAGCAGAACAAACTTTAGGTTCTGTTGAATTTCAAAAAATATCTTCTGCTAATGGTCAAGGTCAATTTTTTGGCTCTACTGCTTGGGATTTTAATTCTCCTAATTATGTTCCATCGAGCGGCAATTGGATTGGTAATACTGGGCCAACTATAAATATAGGCACTAATTATGGGCCATCAGGAATTAATTCTAGGGATGATATAATGACTTTTGGAGCAAAGAAACATATTCTAATGTTAAATGAAACAGCTGATAATTCTGACTGGTGGTGGGGGTCAGAAGAGATGAAATATTTTGGGTATGAGTGGTATAATTATGGACGTTCCGTTTCCGTATCTCCAGGATTTTATACAGATGCTGTACAAAGAGCAGAAGTACATAAAAATAATATACCTTCTCCATTTATTCCAGGACTAGTTAAAAAGTTAGGTGGAAAATACGGAGAATACTGGAACTATTTTAAAGTAGTATCTTACGATAGATTTTTACCTAATCAATATGGAGGAGCAGATTATGCCAATAGACAATTAAGTATATATCAATCTACAGGTAATTTTCAAGTTATAGGAGAAAAATCAACAACCACAAAAACATTTAAAGTCTTTGGTGGAGATATCTATGTAAATTATTATGATGATGAGTATTTACCTCCTGCAATATCTGAATCTCAAGAAACTAATACTTCTTTTCCTAAACAAAGTATTGGAGCATCTAGCGATGGCTTATGGAAAGAACCAGGAGCATCTGGAACAGCAATAACTTTTCCATGCGAAACTCCTGTTAATAATGAATTAAGAGCTAAAAAACATTGGGCAGCTGATAGATGGACTGATAATTGGACAAGAATGCAAACAATGCTAAATCAAGATTTAGATTTATTAAGTCTTGTTATGCAGGAAAATAATGCTCAAGATTGGTATCTCGCAAAAGACGCTATAGCTAATTACTCTGAAGAACACTCTCATCAAATTAAAGTATCCGAGAAAAAAGTAGATGGCGAGCTAACTGATAGTTGGTCAAATTTCTTACCAGCTAATACTACAGAAGTAGAAGGAGTTCATGGTCCTATAAATAAAATGATAAACTTTCAAGGTAATGTAATATTTTTTCAAGATTCTGCAAGTGGAAGTTTGCCTATAGATGAAAGAGCTTTACAAACAACTGGAGGTGCTGATTTAGTATTAGGAACAGGGCAAGTTATAAATCAATACAAGTATATAAGTAACATATCAGGAACAATACACCAACATAGTGTTGTAAATACGGGAAGTACTGTTATGTATTGGGATGATTTAAATAAAAAAATATACATGTTAGGAGGAGCAAGCGGAGTGTCTGCTTTTTCTGATATTAAAGGAATGTCTTCTTATTTTCCTACTCTAGATGGTTATATGAATACAGGAGATAAAACTTTAACTAGACTGAGCCCTGGTTCATATGGGGTGCACGGAACTTATGATATTAGAAATCAAAGAGTTTTAATGACTTTTTTAAATTCTAAAAAAATATTAGAAATACAACCTAATACACAATACTATCCAGGAGATGTAATTACTTTTGGTACTTCATTTCCTCCTCATTATGAAGCATCCGAAATAATTGTAACAGGAGATCCCGTTATAAATCCCGATGTTGATCCAAGATGGGTTCGATTAATAGGAAAAGATGGAGAAGATTTATTCCAAAACGGATTAACTATTTCTATAAATGAATTAATTCAAGGCTTTGAGTCCTTTTTAGACTACAAACCAAGAATTTATTTTGATACAGGAAGAAGATTACTATCCGAAAACTATGATGCTTCTACTGAAATATGGGAACATAACAAAGGTGATTGGGGAAAATTTTATGATAAAGCATTTGATTCTGAAATTACTCTTATATTAAATCCCACAGCAGATTATGCTACAGTATTTCATAATCTAGAAATAGATTCTGAAGTTAGTATTAATGATGTAGATCAATTCGAATCTACTATAACTGGTATGGAACTTTGGAATGATTATCAACGTACTGGATTAATACCTTTAGTAGTAAATGATAATATTAAAAGAAGAATGAGAAAATGGAGAATATCCTTACCAAGGGACCAAGAAGGAGCTCGTCTTAGAAATGCTTATGTATTCTTAAGATTAAAAATGTTAAACCAAAACGATAAAAGATTAGTTTTACATGATATAATACTGCATTCCACACCTACTAATGGGTAGTGTTAGACAATTTATTTGTTATGTATTAGATAAACAATTATTTTTACAATTATGCCAGACCCAGTTTTATTTAGTTTAAGTGGAAAAAATGTAGGAAACCTTAATTTGAAAGACAGAGTAAAGTTAGAAAATTTACAATCAAGATTTCAAAAAGCACAGGCTCCTTTATTAAGTCAAAACAAAACTCTGTCACAAGAAGAAGTTTTTGAATTATCTCCAGAATATTATAATACTTTATCTGAACTAGAAAAAGTTTATAATCAATATGGCGCTAAGTTTCCTCAGTTACAAAGTCCAAAAGAAATGAGAGGAAAAAGTAATAATCCTTATGGAGTTTTTGGGCCGAGACATCAGGCATTTAATATGAATTTCATTGCTCCTCCTATAGTAAATCCTACTAATCCAGTAGCTAGCGGAGAGTCTCCTACAACAGATATAGAATTAAATACTAAGGCAGTAGATAGAGGAAGTAAGATATGGAATAGTCGAACTGGAACATATGAATCTACACTTGATGATAGACAGCAAAATGAGAGGGTAGTAACTCCTGGAACTCCGCCTCCTTTTATTGACCCATTTACAGATTCTGTTAGTAGTGGATTAGCTGTTCCAGACTCTAGTAATGTAATGGGATTTGATAAAGAATTAAAACCTCTTAAAAGAGCTCATGGAGGATTTACGCCTCCGCCTGAAGAAATAGATTTTATAAGAAATCAAGGTAATCCAAGTTATTTAAATAGTTTAAATACAAAACCTGAAATAGGAACAAGTGTTAAATCTAATTATACAAGTAATAATCCATATAATCTATATAATGAATTAAGAAGTGAGGGAGATAATGTTGCTATAAATAATACTTTTCAAAATCCTGCAGGATTTAAAACAACTCCTAGTAGAAATGCAGGAGGAGAAGTCATAGGAAGTAATACACAACAAACTTACAATCAAGGAACTCATAATTTTAATATTTCTCCTAATCCATTTTACGGACCCAAAGCAAACGTTGAAGAAGTAGCTACTTCAAACAAATTTAACATGGGGGGTTTTAATTTTTTAGGTGATTTAGTTAAAGGGGGAATAAAAGGAGTACAAAATTCAGATGGTGAAGGTGGAGGAATGAGAACATTTGTGAATAGTGTCTTACCTGGGGACAATTTAATGGGGGAAGATAGTAAAGCCAACGATGGATTTGATAAAAATGCTTCAGATGCAGATAATGTAATAAATTTCGAACAAAATAAAGCAAAAAATCCTGAATTATTTAATGAAGATGGAAGTAAAAAAGTAGTTCCCGCAACAACAGGTGGAGATGCTTTTAAAGCTTTTGGACAAGAATTTTTAGGAGGAATGGGAGGAGGCGGAGATATGTTCGGAGGCGCTACTAGTGGTGGTTTAGGTAATTTTGACACATCGGGTATAGATGGAGGAATGTCTCAAGGAACTCCAATCGAATCAGGTGGGGGCCAAGGAAACGGATTTATGGATATATTTTCACAAGGTCAAGGTAACACTGGAAATAACACTGGAAATAATGGTACAGGAAACTTTTTAAATCAAGCAGGCTTTGATGCGAACAATTCAGGAGGATTTTTGAGTAAGCTAGGAGCATTTACAAAGGATACTGATATGGGAAGTCAAATACAACAATTCATACAAAATAATCCTGAAGGTTTAAAGCAATTTATGAATGATCCTGGAGTACAAAACTTTCAAAATTCAGGTTTTGGGCAAAAATTATTTCAAGGAGGCGCTAATTTCTTAGGAGGTATGGGTATGGCTTATGGTGGGCCTCGCAGAATGGCCATGGCGTATGGTGGACCAGAAGGAGAAGAAGATAAAAAAAGAGATTTTATACTAGGATTAAAGAAAAGTAAATTAGCTAAAAATTGGAAAGGAGATGATGTAGCTGAAAATCCTTACGTAAATTTAAATACATTTATTGGATTACAGTCACTAGGAGAATTTGGTTTTGATCCTGAGAAAGATGCCCAAATAACAAGTACTAAAAGAACTAAAAAAGGTAACGTAGCTGTAAAAGGCGACCCAAATTCTGACCATTTAATGGCAGCTGAAACAGATAGTACAGGAGCTGTAGATTTAAGAATAGGAGATCCTGTAGTAGATTTTTATGATACTGATGCTGGTAAAAAATGGGCAAAAGCTAATAATGTTTTTTACAAAGATGAAACCAATAGAGAAGGATACGCTCCACATCATCATTTTTCATTTAGAGGTGGAGATCCAAAATCCGTAAAAAACTATAAGCAGTATAAAAAGATTTTTGATACTCATAAAGACAAAGAGACTGGTTTATTAGATTTAAGAAATATGTATTCTACTTGGAATGATGTTGATATTGAAGAATATTATCCAGAAAAAGTTTCTGCAAATGAAGTTAAAGAAATAGAAAATGATACTCCCGAAAGAACAATAGTAAATCCTTATGCAAATTTAAATGCTGCTGTAGATACTGTTTCTAATATGTATGGGCATGGCGGACACAGAAGATATGATAATGGCGGTCCTACAGATCCCCCATTTACTAAAGAAGAGTTTAAAACAGGTATGGGCAGTGCTGATATGTCATTAGGAGTAAAACCTCTTAATAGATCAGAACAATATCAGTATTATACAGGAAAACCTTATAAAGGAGATAGAACTTCTTTTGATAAAAGAATGACAGCATTAGCAACAACAGGTATAGGAGCAGGCATTGGAGCAGGAAAAGTGGCTTTAAATTATCAAAATAAATATATGCCAGAATACCAACAACAATATGACAGTTATATTGCAAATAGAAATGCAATGGGAAGTAGTTGGGCAGATCCTAATAAGCAATTATCTTTTGATGAGTATTTAGATTTTCATGAAAGTTCTCAGGGAAATTTTGGAAAAGAAAAAACAAGAGATATAGGAATCGGAGCATTAATGGGAAGTGTCCCTGGATTTTTAACTAATTTTGCTGTAAATAAAGGATTAGATAAACTAAGAACAAAGAAAAATAATAAACAAAAAGAAAATTTAAAATCTGCAAAAGCTTTGGGCGAACTAACAGATGAAGAAATACTGGAATTTAGAAATAAAAAAAATGGAGGATATACGCAATATGGTATGGGAGGAGATACTGAAAATACAGTTACTTATAAAGGACCAACTCACGAAGGTGGGGGGATTCCTTTGGGTTACGATTATGGAGGTAAAGTAAATCAAAATAAAATTGAAGTAGAAGGAGAAGAAGTCAAATGGAAAGATCCTGAAGGGAATGAATATATATTTTCTAATAGACTAGGTCTTAATACTAAAAAATCAAAAAAATAAATTATGTCTTACGCAAAAAAAGCTCAAAAAATTATAGATAAATACAGCCTTCGTAGTGATGGAGATGAAGCTACTAGAAACACAATGAATAGTGAACTAGGGGCTTTAAGAGATTTACAAGAAGCTGAAAGAGCGGAAATGGCACAACAAGCAGCCGAGCAATTAACTAATTCTATAGGAGAATTGCAAAGTTTAGGACAAGATCCAGTTCCAATTATAGCAGAACAAATTCCAGAATTAAATCCTTATGCTCAACAGGGACAAGGACAAGGACAGGGGCAGGAAGGTCCACAAGGACAAGAGCAAGGATTGCCTCAAATACCTCAACAACAACAACAAC